ACATTCACTCCATGACCTGATGCAATCTCAGTGAATACTCTGATTGTTGAACCTGCACCCACTCTTTCAATGTTACTGACTTGGAATACACCGTCAACGCAAATTGTAGTCATACCAACAGTTGTTGAACCATCAGATGACTTAGCGGTAACACCATCTCCAACATTTGATCTACTTACGAGGAAGAAATCACCAGTTCCTATTCCAGTCTCCGTCAATCCACCAAAATCATTATCTCTTAGCACGGAATTAGATGGAATAGAAAACTCAAACTGTAGACCTGTGGACGTAGAACCTACACCAACAATTACACCCTGATCACCTTCCATTGTCACACCCTCAATTGACTTGTAGGGATTAGTAAATGTTGTTGTGCCAAATCCAGAATTGTCTTTATCAGTGTCTACAATTTTGATGGCAAATTCAGTGACATTTGGATCTTCAGTTTTTGTAAATCCAATTATACCTGATTGACCATACATCACAGTAGATGTCGTACCCACACCAGATATTATTCTGGTCGCAGGTAAAACTCTACCGACATATAGTCCTCTTGCCTTACTTACTTTTACACCATCAACAAATTTGTCATCTTCCTGTTTTCTCCATGTGACAGGTCTTAGTATACTTTTATCTGCGGTGATGCCCTGTCCTTTGTATATTGTGGTTTGTAATGTATCTCTTGTCACAACCTCTCTGATAACTCTTGAATCTTGTTTCAAGATAGATCTATCTTTTGATGGACTTTGAATTGTTATAGTATCACCTTTCAATATGGTCTCTACTGCTTCAACAGTAACAACGTCAGCATCAGTGCCTCTATAGAATAAGACTTGTAGTGATGCACCTGTTGGAGGTGGTTCTGTAAATCTTATTTGTGTGCCACCATCAAAGGTATATGCTTTACCAGGTTTTTGTAGCACATCATTTATGAATATCAATAATACATGATCAAGACCGATTGGACTACCTGGTGTCTTCTCTATACTGATTGGTTCCCCATTCTCTCTAAGAGTAAACTGTGACTTACTACTATTGAACTCATTAGAGAAATTATCAAGAATTTGGAATTTGCCAAGAGCCCATGCTGAGAACTTATCGTCACTGGTTTTTGTCACAGTAAATGTTGCAGGTTGGAAGTTAGTTCCAGCACTGAAGTTTGTAGGTATACCTGCTATCGTCAGAACCTCACCTACTGTATAACCATATCCAGCATTTGTTATAACAGGTTCTGATATACTATCACCTAGACCAATTTTGATTGAAACAGACGCACCAATACCTGTACTACCACTTATCAACTTGATATCATCATAAGCATATGGTGAGTCAAATTCCAATAATGGCACGTTGGTGTGTGTATAACCAACACCTGGCGTTCCATCCATAAAGACTTTCTTTATTCTACCATCTTGCACAGAGAATGTACCTGCAGCAGAAGTTGTAGGGTTACCACCTACGACTCTCACCTTGAACTGTGTGCTATCTGATCTATATCCACCACCAGTGAACCCCATGGCAACAGTTATAGTACCAAAACCTGATACTACTGCAGTTCCAAAACCAGTTTGTAATTGTTGATATCCAAATCCTTGAGTATTTCCTAGTCCAGATATAATACCTTTTCTAGGTAATCTGTTAGCATTTACATCTGATGTGCTATAGGTTTCTGTCTGGCCTGGTATATCATTACCAGTAAATGTAATTGAAGTAGCACCACCAACTTCAACATAATTGTAGTCAATGCCAGGTTTTTGAAATACATTATTGATGAGTATGACACCAAAGTCAGTATTGATACCTGTCACATTTGAACCATTACTGGTTAGTGTAAACGTCTTACCTACGCCTGTGAAATTGTTTGAGATGTCATCAAGAATAGCGTTACTTCTGTAATCACCCCTTGTAAATGCTCTTCCCTGAAACTCACTTCCGTCCACTACGTCTGCAACAAGGAGGTTATGTGTACCAATTCCAGCAGATGTAAGTGTGATACCCACACCAGTCAGAGCACTTGGTTTATCTTTTGCAAATGAGAAATCATTATTACCATTCTTGATTATGAAGTAATCACTATTACCTACAAGGGGTGCAGGTGGTGCAATACTTGATCTTAGTTTTACTTGTGTGCCAGTGCTGAATACCTCAGTCAGTGCTGTAAATCTACTTGCAGATACATTCACTGCACTTGATTGTATTCCAATCGTCTGTCTCGTACCACCAAAGGGTGTATCAGCAAAATGTATTTTATTTTTTCTTATATTATAATCTCCTCTAACCAAATTTACTGGATCATTTACTAAGTGTGCTTCTTCCTGTGTACCCATCCATGCACGATCCACAAGAACATTATCAGGCATTGTGCCAAACCCTATAACTTGTATTCTCATAATCTCATTACCCATTTTTATGAGATCGTAGTTCTTGAATTTGTTTACATCAGTAAATCGTGCCTCACGATTGAACATCGTGCTCTTTAATGGTGTTGATATATCAGTATTCTCAAGAAGAGGTGATTGTATTACATTGTCAATAGTGACAATACACCTTGTGTCTGGATTTTGTGATGTAAAACTCTGTGTTGTACCCACACCAACAGTCGTCAATCCTATTGGATCATTAGCTATGGCAAGATCTCTAGTGGCAGCAAGTTTGAATCTATTCTCACTCAACTTGATACAGAATACAGGTGAAGGAAGAGTGGTTGCAGCACCAATACCAGAACTATTATGATCAATTCCAATAGGTCTACCATCAAACGCTTCATAAGTAAGTTCCTCACCAGTGGTAAAGAAATGATTTTTTATATTGATTGCATCTTTACCAACTAAAACTGCAGATGAATCTGCTGAATCAAATTCATGAGAAAATAACAGATCTTGTTTATGTGTGAGTCTAAAAGATGTTTGAAAACTCTCACTCGCTGTATTGAATTGTTTATTGACTGACGCTAGTTGAAATGTCATTAGTACGTTATAGTTACATTGTTAGCGGTGGCATCTGGTTTATCAATCTTGAGTTCATATGTTCTTATCGTATATGCTTTATTTGCAACAGGTAAGAACTTAAGTTGTGTCTGTGTGCTAGTAATATGTATGCTGGTATTGTCCATATTTCTCTTCTCGCTATCATCAGTGTATAGGTTGTTGTATATGTTGAAGGTAGCATTACCACCAAATGAATTAGAACTAACAATGAATACAGAATATTCATCGTCTGTTGTGTTGTGAATTTGAACATGGAATCTACATGTGGTGTAAGTAGCGTACTCTTTTTGTACTATTATTTGTTCACTAGGTGATCCATTAGCAATTAATTGTACAAATGAACTGTCTAGACAAGTATCACCAACTTCATACTTATCTACGATACCTGAATTACCATGTGTTTGTGCTACACCCACTGCTCTTGTGAGAGATGATACTGTCACCGCCATACCCACAGGAGGTGTGTGCTGTAATTTTAGAACATCACTCACATTATCGATTGAGAATGTACCTATGTCAGTGTCAGCGTCCATCTTACCAGTGTTAGTAAACAAGACATTATTAGATCCATCTATCAACCATAAAAACTCATCAATTTCTTTTTCACCTAAAGGTCCTCTTGCCGATACAAGGATACTTCCAGACTTATACATGGTGGCATCCACCTCGTCAACATCCTGTAGTGTATTGCTTACTGCAAGGGTTTTAGTAATACCTTTATACTCCATCAATCCAAATGCAGTAGAAGCTAACCCTACACCGTTAGTAATGATCTCCTTATGGAATGTAATATCATATTCTAAAGCTGAATTTGTTGGCACGTATAGAACACTAGCAAGAGGTCCGTTTGTTTCTGTGATAAATTCACCTAAGTCATCAGAATCAGATAATTCTGAATATGTGTTTAGATACGCTTGTGTCCCATCATGGAAGACAACAAATTCTGAATACTGTGTTGCATTGAATGATATACCTGCTGATACATCTAGAGTGACTTGAGCGTAATATTTGATCGCACTGATACCGTCACCACCAGGTCCTCCTGTCAACATGTCAAATGTATCAAGTTCAACTGATCTTACAAGGTTTGGATCTGAATAGAACTGAGGACTTATATCATCAAGTGATAACACTCTATTATTTTTACAAACAAGACCATCACTAAACTTACCTGTTAGGAACTGCACCTCATCACTTATATTTTCATCAATATTTGTATTTTCACTTACAAGATCAAAATCAGATTTGTCAAATAGTGATGCTGTGGAGTCGATAACCACCACATTACCTGCACCTGATGATATACCAGCAGGTTGTGGAGCTGTGTCTGGCACAGAGTTGATGAGAAGATCTGAATGTTTCTTGAAACCTGCTATGTGAGCGAGAGAGTCAACTGGTTCACTCCAACTGTTGATACCTACGAAACTCTTGAGTGAGTATGCAAAGTTTTGATAATAGTCATTATCCTGTACTCTCTGATAGAATTCATTAAGTTTACCTGTGTCTCTTTCCCATCCAAATGTCTTCTCAGATGATGTGTCGAGAGTAAAGTAACCCTCATATGCTAGTGATGAGTCAATTGTACCACCTGCTTTGGAGAATTTACCTCTGATGGTGTTACCTGTATTGAATCCAACAAGAGAATCTATTCTTAGTACGTTTCTAGTTTTACCTTGACCTATAACAACTTTTGCTTCCCTACCTGATGATGAAATAACTGGTTCACCATTCAAGAATGTGCTTTCTACAAGATTTACTTTGAACTTAGCAAGATCTTTGTCTTTTACTACAACACCATACTTTCCAAGATCATGAACACCTGGATTAATATCTACTGGGTAGGTTATAGTCGCCTCATTTACATTACCAAACGCTGTACTGACACCACTAAGTGTAAATGATTTATATCCATGGTCAGCAGAGTTATATCCATTACCTGTAGATACACCTGTATTTTCTACAAATACCTTATCACCAACTTCAAATGGTAGTGGTACACCAGTGGTGAATCCTGTAATAGGTGTTTGTAACCTAAGTGTGACATTCGGTTCTGAGTATGTACAACTTATAATACCAACACCGTTAGTATTATTGACAGCAAATAATTCAACATCACCTGAGCTTAGATTACCACCCTCAGTTATGACTTTGACATTTGACACAGATCCACCAGTCAACTCTGCTTCAAATTCTGCACTTTGATTTACAGTATTTGTCTTACTGTTGTATACAACAAAATCTGGTGGTGTAAGATAATTTTTACCTGTAGACGTAATTGCTACATTGCCTACAGCAAAGTTATCTTTCAAGAATAATACTTGTGGCACTGCAGCTTGTGGTTGTAGTGTCAAGTCAGATGGATAATCGTATCCAGTATCAACTAACATCACCTTATCTAAGGCACCAATATTATCACCAAATCCCTTAAGGTTAGCAGAAGACCCTGTAGTAGATGCCACTGAAACCTGTGGAACGTCTTTATAATTTGACCCACCACCTTGTAGTAAGACTCTCGCAACACCACCTTTGACACTAGGTGAGTTTGTTGTGTAAGATATTTGTGATTCACTTGTATATCCTACTTTCTCAGGTACAGTAAATAAGTTCCAACTGAATGTATTTGTATCTTTTGATAGTATAGTATGACTACCTGTAAACTTACTTGGATTTACAAATATCTTAGAGTGATTTTTTATTTCCTTATTGATTTCAATTACTTTCGTATTCTGTAGTGGTAGAAACTTATAATATAAAATATTTGGAACACGATTAGTGAAGTGTATGGATGTCTTAGAACCTGCATTGCCAGGTATTCCTGTATTTTGAACTTCTATTGCTGATTTACCAGTGCCCACAAATGGTTTTTTGAATTCTTGATCAAGGAATATTTGAAGTTTAGTGTTTTCGAGAGATTCACTTGAAGTATCAATTTCTAATGTATCACCTGTGATGAGTGATATTGGTGGATTGACTGAAGAACCAATACTTACAAATCTGTTGCCAGGATCATACGCTGCTGTCACAGAACTTGTAGCAGATGAAACTATTGTAAGGTTTAGAATATCTCCTGTTTCAAAAGTGTGATTGGCTGATGTTGCTGTAGTATTGATTATTCTAAGTGTGCCTGTAATTACATCTTTCTTTGTCTTAAAGAAATGTGTATTTCCAATTCCAACATTACCACTAAACATAACTCTCTGTAGGTCAGAACTTATGCCTGTTTGTGTAGTGACAATACCTATAAGATTGTTATCTATAGATTGCACGAACAATTCAGAAGGTAGTGGAGATTTGAATCCGCTAGCCACACGCTTCATGGCATCTGTTTGATATGTCAGAGATGTACCTGCACCAGGATTGTACTCTACTCTATCACCTGTCTTGAATGGGTGATTTGGTAGATATATTGATCTTGTTGGTATGAATATGTCTTTTACTTCATTATTGAAGAATGATACTATTTGATGACCACCTCTTCCAGCTACTGATACTGTAGTTCCGATTCCTACACCAAAGGTGCTACCTGTACCGACCACTTTCTCAGCGTTGAAATAATATGTTTCGTCTTCTGGTGTTGTGAGGTTTAGCGGCTTATCTAAATTGTAAGTAAATTCATTTTCGAGTCTTGTAATTGTAGTTCCATATGAGTGTCCAGCACCTGCAGTGCCATTCTGTTCTCTTAGTAATTCTAGCCTGTTATTTTTTACGTCAAAATTTATTATCTTTAGTTGCTCACTATCAATCTGCAATATGTCATTCAATTTGAACTTATATGATTTCAGAACATCAGGTAACCAATCAGTAATAAGCACACTGGTGGTCAATCCCGATACTGTGGTTGATGCCATGGTCATACCGAGACCAGTTCTTGTTGACTTTATCTTAATTCTTGTATTACGTGCACTTATGTTAGCGTGTGAGGTCGTTACACCTATTATCTCCACATAAGATAGATCTGCAATTCCAAGAGGTCCTGTGTGTATACCTGTTACTGTAGATCCATTAGCAGTCAAGACTAAATCTTCTATCTCAGTTATAGATGATGTGACGTTGGTGATTGGATTTCCTTCAACAAAATTTACCTTTCCTATGGCACCAAATCCACCAGTTAGATTATTATCAAAAACAAGTTTGTCACCTACATTGTAATTTTTACCTGCAGTAATAATATCAATTCTGTCTATACCACCTTTTCTTGTGGTTGCTACTTTGGAGTTTATAAGTGTATTCCTATTTGCCTGTGCTACGTACTCATACTCATTGATGTTGTATGGTTCTGTATTTCTTACGAGACCAAGAGAGGGGAGATTTAGATCTTGATCAGATTCATACGCTACGTTGAAATTTTGTAATTTAGAATAGTATGTGTCACCCACAATATATGGGAACAGTGGTGTTCTGGCACCGTTGAATGGACTTGTAGGGTTGTTTACTTCTGTTTCTTCTAAAGTTGTATAGTATGCATAGACACCGTTTGGAAACTCAGGTGTAGGAGCAAATCTACCATTGTGCTCATCAAGATCACCTGTGCCCTCAACATATGTAAAGTCTTCAACAAAGAATCCAGCAGGGTATTGACTGATATTGGGTCCGTCAACCCTTTGACCTGCTAACTTACGATAACTTGATTCAATATACTTTTTCTTACCATCTACAACAGCAACAGGTCCGTAGATGGGATTTCCGTCATATGCATAACCTAGGATAGGAGAGTGATCCTGTCCTAAATCACCCAAGAAGTTTCTTAGGTTACGAGGAACATAATAATTTACGTATGGATTACCTAATTCACTATCTCTAGGTGTCTCTAGGAATCCATCATCATCTTGTACATCATTGAACTTGGCATATCTCTCCACTTGATTGATATTCCACTTCTTGACATCACTAGAGAAGATTGCACCTTGACCAGGTGTCTTTGCTTCTGCAGTTGTACCAAATTGTGTATATCCATCACCCTTTGTTATCATGTCAATTTTTGTTATGACACCGTTAGTGAGTGTTGCTTTTGCTTTTGCACCAACACCATCACCTGTTATCACAATGTCAGCACTATAGAAGTTTTGACCACCATCTTTGATTATGATTTGATCTACTCTTCCATCTACAATGAATGGTTGTAAGAAAGCATACTGACCAGTAGTAGGTTGTATAACAGGTTTAAAGTTGTCGTTTATTACAGTTGACCCATAGTCACTACCCTTGTCATATACGTGGACTGCAGTTATTTTCCCTCTTATTATTGGTATGGCAGTTGTAAGATTTGTATCTCTTTGTCTACCACTTATATTTACTGATATAGGAGGATCTTGGAATATGTGTACACCAAGACCATCATCTGTCAAACTCTTGAATGATGTAAGATCTTTATCACTTGATAATCTAAAATTATCATTATCTATTTTTTCAACAAAATACTCAGTATTATTTGCAAGACCACCTATGGCAGATACTGTAGATGAATATTTAACAATCTCAGAATTATCAAATCCATGAGATTGTATATTGATTGTATCAGTAAATGTATTGATTCCTGTGCTTGTACGCACCTCTCTATTCTTGAATAGACCAGCATCTTCAACTAATATCTTATCAACTTTCTTTCTTCTAGATACACTTCTCAATCTATGTAATCCACCACCATTTATAGTGAAGGGAATTGAGTTTATGCCAGCAAGAGCATCATCTCTATTATCAGACAAAGAGATGGTGTCAGTAGTTCTTTTTATGACAAAGTATGGTGCAGTGTCAACCAGATTACCTGGTGTTACACCTATACCTATTGGGTCAGATCCAAGAGTTTCATAAATTACCTGCTCACCAGCTATAAAGTTGTGAGGAGCAGGGAATTGCAAGTCGTTGGTAGATGTGTTTACGACTCCTCCAGTAGAGGTTGCATCAAATTCCACAACTTGATGAGTAAACTTCATCTTTGCCCTTACTTTGGATGTTGTATTATTACCACCGATAACTTTTACGGTTGGAGGTTCTTCAAAATCAGATCCCTCATTATCCACTAAGACTTCTTCTAAAAATCCATCTACTTGTGCGATTACAGACGCTGCTGCACCTACAGTTCCGTCCTGTGATACTGTCAATATAGGTGGAGTTACAACATCAAACCCAGAACCAGAATTCAATACCTCTACACTTTGTAAAGGTCCAAAATATATGATATCAGATGACTTGTATGAGTATGCCTCAACTCCATTTGCAAACAATCCTACGCCACCCTGAACTGTCTTATCCTTTACATCACTAAATTCAGGTTGACTGAACTTTCTAAGAATTTTTTGTGCACCTATATCAGTGCCATATAGGTTAGATGGTGTAAGAGAGTGTGATGTCTGCGATCCAATGTCGTCACCTACGAAAGCAGTAATGAACTGTCCTCTTCTTACGTTCTCTCCTGTGTAAGCTAACTTGACTGTATTAGTATCTACTCTCTTTATGTAATATGATTCACCATCATTCAAATTAGTCAATGTGCCTATACCTGATGAGGAATATGTAACTAAGTCACCATCATAAAGGTCATGGTCAGATACAAATATCTCAACCTGTGTGGTATTGACACCTACATTGGTAAATGGTCTGACTCTTTTCTGCGGATCAATGATCCAATGAGGTAAACTATTAGAAGCAACGTGCACAGACTCGCCATCATTGTATGTGTTCTGCACGTCAGCTGTGCTATTGCCTTGTATTTTTAGTTTTCTTCTTATCTTATATTTTTTGGTGGTATCAAGAGTAGGCACACTTACTGAGATTGATTCTACTTGATCTTGGTCAAATACGAAAGTTATCGTACCATTCAGTTTGTTATCAGGATCAGTTTGATCAATGACCTCTATCTCATCGCCCACATATAGTGAGAATTCATCAACTGCAAGTTTGAAGTCATAACTGTTTGTGCTCTTGAGTGTATATGTTTCAACAGCATAAGTTGCTGCTGTATTGTAAATCCATGTTTTGAACTTGAGATCATTTTCGATTCTACCTAATTGTTTGATATTAATTTCTGCATCTTCTTGTTGATTTATCGCAGATCCTACAAAACTATTGAGTACACCTAATACGTTGAATCTAACTGGCAATGATAAGTCACCATCTTCGTATGAAGTTGCAAAAATACCAGACCTTACAGTTGAACCAATACCACAAGGAGATGTAAGTGTTGATATACCAGTAAATTGTGTAAGTGACTTACCAAGATATGATATCTTCCTATCTTCAAACTCAATAAAACCTGTAGCACCAAACCCTACTGTAGAGTCTACGTCTATGACTGTAGATCCAGTGGGTGCCGATCTTGTAATAAAAGTTTTACCAATCTGTTGAAACTTACCTATTATAGTTCCTTTTGATAGAGCAATCTTATAATATGTCTGATCACCAAAAACTGCCTTCTCGACACCAGTTATAGAACCACTGGTTTGAAGAGGTGTGGTTTCTTGTATAATACTTTCCCCATCTATTTTGAGTGGATTACCAGATATTAGTTCGCATATAAGAACCTCATTGACTCTATATTCTGCATCTGATGGACTCATGATATATTTTGACGGTTGAATCATTTCAACCTTTTCACCATACAACGCACCGAATAATATCTTGAATGCTTCTTCTGTGCCCTTCGATTTGTAAAAATCTTTTGCTTGTCTTATAAAGTTTGATTGATCGAGATTCTCGTCTAAATTTCTTTCAGCAAAACCTGGCAATACTTGTTTTTTGAGTTTCTTTAGAAACTCTTTTAAAAACACACTACTCAAGTTGTGAACTTTAGCACTTACAGCATGTGTAGATACACCACTATTGGTGAATGTAAGGTACTCTGGTGCATTTGTTCTACTGTTATTCTCTATACCACTAAAACCTCTTACACACCCTTCAAACGACGTAGAACCTATACCTGTATATGTGATTATCTCATTGTCAATCTTTAAGAGACCAAATTGTCTTGGCCATCCCTTTGTAGAGTCAACATATATTACGTCTTGAGCACCTGTTGTATATTGACTTACAGATGTGAATCCAATTAGATTTTCTGTATTGAGAAAGTCTAAACTTTTGTACTCAACAAGGTTTTCAGCTATGTCAACTGATCCACCTTGATATTCTTGAGAGATATAATATTGTTTTAGGAATTCACCAAAACGAGGATTTTCAGCATCAATTACCTCTGGTAACTGACTTTGAACAACTTCATTTATTTGGACTTTTGTAAGTGATGTCTGAATCATTAATATCCACTACTACTTGATGATGATGATGAAGGTGTTGATGTCGGAGACGATGACACAGGAGTTGATGAACTATCTATAGGACTTGTTGGGGTGCTTGTTATGACTGTACTATCAGGTGAGTGACTAGATCCTGTCATTTTATTACCATTTGCCATGGTATGGAATGCACCATAGTATGGTTGACCATTTACGTATCCTACAAGTGTCCTTGCACTTGATGTGCTCGTGATAATATCACCCCTTACTTTTGCACCATTACTATAACTTGATTGAGGATTATACCTTGTACCAGATGTGTTTGCACCAGTTGATATGGGATCTTCTCTCATATAAAAATTACTATTTGAAACATCAAATTGTAAGTACAATTCTTTTCTTGCTAAAATATCATTTGATTGAGGTATCGCTTGAATCTCAATAATATTGTCATCTAAAACAGTGCCTGTAATATTTACTGTGTCTATTATTACTTCACCTTTTTTGTAATCAACAGATCCAAAAGAAGCAGAAAGGATTTTGACATTTGTGTCTGAATCAAGTTGGAATAAGAACAAATTACCTGTGTCACCAGATACGAATTGATCAGAGAAGTAACATGTGCCCTCTACACCAGATATTGAAAAACCAGTAGACTTGATATTATAACTTGCCTCATTTCTATGAAATGTGTTGTCGAAACAAATCTCATACTGACTAAACAAGTTTAGCACCGCTACTAAGTTTCTTCTCATTCTAATAGTGGTAATATTAGAAGTGATAGAGTCACTTACTCTGTCAATCAATGATAAAACTTTACTATACTTGAATCTACCACCAAACTTATTCAATTCTGTGCCACTTGCAAACACAGTCATGGCGTTTACAACATCTGTTTTCAGATTTTGTGTGTCACCCACGAAGTTTGAGTTATAGTAAACATGACTGTCAAGTTCAACATATAAAAACTTCAAGTCAATCATCTCAGGCACAATACCTGCGACAGAATAACTCTTGAGTGATGTTAGTATCTGTTTTTTAGTAAACTCAGAAAGGAATGAACCATTATTTGGTTTCGCAGCAATGAATACCCTACCATATCTTGGGGGATCAAGTTCTTCTCCACCAAATGCACTTACTGATTCTATATTTGGAAATACAGATGGTAAAATCGCTTCATAGTCACTCGCTGTGACAGCTCTGTGTTGTGACGAGTAGAGTCTTGGAGCATAGTATCTTACGCTTCTTAGATCCTCTATATCATCTCCACCTTCAGCAGGGAATTGAGGACGTAAGGATGCGATGATACCAGTTTCTGTCACATCATCCTGATCTGTGACTACACCAGAGAAGTTCAACCTTGCTACACCATTACCATTCCTACCCTCTGTCTTAATATATGAAATATCAATTACATTACCATTTTGTAATTTTGCTCCGAATATACCATCACCAAATAAGATCTCATACTTTTCATCTGTAGTCTCTTGTATAAGATATATGTTTGATATTGATGTTATTCCAATAATATTATCAACTACCTTATATTCAGTTGCAGTTGTGCTAGAATTATTCTCTTTGACACTGACTCTGATTGTAGATGTATCTACGCCATTATTAGGGAGAATGTACCTTTGATTAGGAAGAGAGTCATTTACAACAAAACGACTTTCTAGATATTGACCCTGAAATACCTCTAAAGATCCAACTGCCTCACCGTCTAAAGATGTGGCTGTTACTTTTTGCGGAATAGAAAATAAGTAGTCGATGCTTGACACACTACCGTTACCAAACAAACCAGGTTGGAATGTGATAGTTGTTGTGCTTGTGCTAATCCCTGTTATGCTGTAATCAATGAGCGTTTTTGCTGCTCTCTTAGAACGTGGAACATATCCTATATTTCTTGCTAACGACACTACGTTTTCTCTTAGTGTCGCACTATCGATAAAAGTTTCGTTTACTACTGCGTTTGTATTATATGCTGTTGTGTATGAGTTATATGCAAGCACATTTACCAGAACAGACAGGTTTGAACCCTCAAAATCCATGTCTGAAAAATTAGAGTTTTGTCTTAGATAATCTTTGATTGAGGTTTTGATGTCCTCAAAATTTAGATTGGTAAACTGTTGCAGTGCCATTATAACCTTGTTGGTTCTAGAACGAATGTGACTTGTTGTGACGGAGCAGACATACCAATGATGTCATAAAATATGCTTACCTCAAGAGAATTTTGATCAGGTGTCGCTACGAATGCGACATCTGTAAGTCTTACTCTTGGTTCAAAGTTCTTTAGAGTTGTCTCTATTTCCGATTTCATAGGATCAGTAAAATCTGAGGTTGCTAACTCAAATAGTGATCCTGTAACATTTGTGCCTAATAATCTATTGAAAAATACCTCACCAAAATTGATACGTACTAAATTTTGCACAGAACGTTTTATGGCATCCTCATTCTTTAGAACAAGAACGTCATTCGTTACTGGATGCTTTTTGAAGGATAAAGAAATATCTTTGAATCCTTGTGAAAAAGTCTGTGCTGGCACTAGATATTTGTAGTCTGGGTATATTTATCATTATTTAGAGCAAAAAAAAGACCCTCTATTGAGGGTCGTCTTCATGACCGAGGTATCTGACCTCTATTTCATCAGGATGTGGGAACCCTTCTTTGTAGTAATCGTCTGCCAATTCTTGCACTTTATCCTCCATCTCTTCTTCTGTAATTGATTTGAACTCTAGCGATCCTTTGATGTAGATATCATATAATTCCATATTAGCAATGTTTATCATCATCGCTATCTATATGATTCTAGTTTTCTCATGTCCAACTCTACACTGTGGATCTATCCATATTTCAAACCCTGCTTTGATAGCATCAAGACAGAATGATACGTCCTCACCACACATATCCTGTACCTCACCAGAATCAAAAACCTGCATCTGTGGTGCAAACCAAGGATACTTAATCTCTTTGTGTTCAAATACACCATTCTTGATTAGCAACCAACCAAACCCAGTATAATCAACAGTAAATGGTTTGCGTCTCTTTACAATACCATCAACCATTTCATGATTCATTACACCACCATTCTCTTTGAAATCATCCTCTTCTAACCAATGTGCACATGATGTAGTGGTTCCATCTTCTGTAGCATACCATCCACCTGCAATATCTTTATCCATTGCAAGAACACGATAGAAACTTTCAACATTGAAAACGATGTCACTATCGATCCATAGTTGATAATCATAGTTTAGTTTGCCATCCCAAGGTAGTTGGTCAGGTCCTCGTAAAACATTAGCACCAAGACACTTACATCTAGCAAAGTTCACCATGGAACTGTAATCTTGAGATATTTGTATATTTGCTCCGTTCTGTACCAACTCGAAACAGAGTGATACGAAATTCTTTAGAAAGATATATGAGACACCTCTACCTGGTAAACAAAATACAACACTTTTACCTTTGAGGAGTTCTTTTGCCTTTTCAATATCAAAAGCACCTTCTTTCGCAGTTGGTGATTTAGACACCACCTTAAATCCTTTAGCCATAATTAGAGTTCAGTCATAATCATTATAACACTTTATATAGCGTCTATCAACTCAATCATTTTATCTGTTATTTTTATGTGACCTTCCGCACTTGGATGCCCACCTTTCTTTCCTTGAGCGTAGTTTTCTGGGTGTTGATCGGACGTTCCTAATAAATCTTTTTGAAGAAAGACTGGATTGTAGTCTTTACACATCTTTCTCCAATATCCAATCTTATTATTATAATACTTCTCAGGTTTCACAATCACCCGTTCAAAATGATCTGCAATGAATGAAACATACTTTTGATTGATACTTTTACAAAAAGAGTCAAACAGAAAAATATTTTTCCACATATTTTCATTACCCACAAGTTCATTGTAGTGTGTGACATAATAATTTCTACTCTTTCTGAACTTATTGAGACTCTGTGGTGTCCAATTTTCAATAGTGTCATTCTCAGTGAAATATTCTATTCTGGGATGAACAGTAAACTGAATGACTACTATGTCTGGATTTGTATTTTGAATATTATTAATAGTAGACCTTACAATAGAATCATTACTAATACCACACTGAGATAGATTGAAGTGTCTGCTATCATAATGTTTTGATACAAGTGTACTATATCTCTCTGAATATCTATTTTTTAATTCATCACCCCATGTGATACTACATCCACTAAAACACAGTGACATCATACTTCATCTCAAATAATTTTGCATCTCCGATGGTATTTACCATAGGTTTACCCTTGATGTTCAAGGATGTATTCAACAGAACAGGACAACCAGTGCGTTTATACCAGCACTCCAATATTGGTCTTAGAATGCTTTCTGAGTCTTCTGGGACTGTTTGTACCCTAGCAGACCCATCGACGTGTATACAGGCAGGTATCGCCCTTGGTTGCTTACATTTATAAACGTAAGACATATACCTTGATTGTTTAGGCATGTCAAAGTAATCTTGACAGTGCTCTTCAAGTATGGCAGGTGCAAATGGTCTGAATAGATCCCTCTTCTTGATCTTGTTTACTAAGTCTTTGGTTTCTGCTTGTCTCGGATCCGCCAATAGACTTCTATTACCGAGAGCACGAGGACCGAACTCAGCACGGCCATTCGCAACCCCCACGACTCTTTTTTCGAGGAGTCCATCAACAACTCTCCTTGGATCACAGAACTTTTGTATATTATATCCTAAGTAAGGACTGAAATCAACCTTACCACCATAAGCGAGACATGCTGCTCCCAAAGCACCACCAGCGTCACCAGGACAAGGCATAATCCACATGTTGTACATTTCCCTCAATCCAGTGTTTACGACGCAGTTGAGGGCAACACCACCACCATAGCAAATATGCTTACTATACTGTGCTGCTCTAGCAAATATGTTATTGAGTTCTAATTGAAGTATTCTCTCTGCACTCTTTGCAATATCACACTTATCATAGTCTCCTATCCTCGCTCCCTTGTGATTATTCTTATGCAACTGCCTTTCTACTACATTCATGTGCACGGGATTACCAAA